GCTGATTCCACGCAAGCGTATTTGGATTTGGAACATCAGCAAAAGTGCCATCCGGGAGTCGGATCTTACGCTTGATAGGCCTGTCAGACGGCTCCTCGAGTAATTCTAGATCCCAAAAATCAGGCGTTGCCATCAGTGAACGCCCTGCTGGACGGCCATCGATTCAAGCAGCCGCGTAAGTTCTCTTTGAATCGTCTGCGCGATGTTGCGGCCCTGCTCTTCTGGATTGCCGTGGTCGCTACCATGCACGGTGACATTGATACCGCCGCCGATGGTGATGGGACCGCCCATTACCGCTCCGAGACCACGCTTTGCGAGAGCGATTGCGGGATTTTCGGATGTGCTAGCCGCAGCCGATTCAGGTGCGCGCCCTGCTTTCGCGCGTGCCATTGCCTCTTCGGGGGTGACGTTCCAGTCACGCCAGATACTCGACACGGCATCCCATACACCCGTATTCGACTTAGGTGCATTCTTCAGCAAGTCGAGCTGCTTCTGTTGCCATGCCTCTTGTCCGCCTGCAGCCTCTGCCTCTTTGGTGAGGCCGTACATATCGACAAGAGCCTTCGCTCCGCCAACCAGTGAAGCGAATATCTCTGCCAGTTTTGTCGCGAGCGGGATGATCTCCGTGAATGCCTTCACCAGTTTATCGAGCGTGTCGTCCTTGGTGAGCTTGGCGAAGATATCGGCGATCTGGTCGGCGACGGTCTGGATAGCAGCCACAAGACGCTTTCCAGTGTCACTATCCGGATCAAGTTTATCGATGAGATTTTGAATCGCATCGCTGAATTTTTGGAAGCCCGGCGATTCGGCCCACTTCTCAAACAGCTTTTCAGGCGCTTCTTTGAGCTTCGTCAGGCGCGCGTCAAGCGTCTTGCCTGCACGTTCAGCGAGTGCTCCTAATCCCGTGCCGCCGCCACGTTTGACAAGAGCGTCGTAAATCACTTGCAGCGCGCGCTCTGAATCGACTCGACCCGCGCTGATCAATTCTTTGACCCGATCAACCTTGACGCCGAATTGCTTGGCAATTGCCGCTTCGATTTCCGGTTGCGTGATGCCAGTCTCTTCGGCGATTTCTTGCAACTGCGTGGCTCGCCTAATCCCGCCACGTAGCCGCAATTTGGCGAGCGTTTGGGCGGCACCCATTGCAGCTTCAGGCGTCGCGCCTTTCAGCGCGCCAATGTCTTGCGCCGCCGCTTGGATCTGCGAGAGTTGTTCGCCACGATAGCCCGCGCGCAGGAGGACAAGTTCCATCTGTTTGAGCGCGTCGGTACTCATATACGAGGCCTTGCCGACCTGCTCGATGCGTTCGGCTAGCTCGCGAGCTTCATCTTTGTTGCCCATCACAAGCTCGAATTGCAGGCCCAGCTTTTCCTCGTTCGCGGCAGCTTTGACGACCTCGCTACCGAATTCGTAAACTTTCTCGCCGACCCAATGGAACGCCTCGCCGATGCTTTTGGCGATCTCCAGCGTCTCGAAAAGATTGTGGCGGAACTTGCCCCACTTCGTCCCGCCCGTCTCCTGAATCTCGCGCAGCTCCTGGTTCATTTTCTGCATATGCTTGAAGCCGGCGGGATCGCTTTTGATTGCCTTGATCTGGCCTTCGAGCTTCTCGATCTGCTTCTCGAACGCGCCGACGTGGCCCTCGGCTTCTTTGGCTTCTTTGCCCATGGCGCCCATGGCCTTCTCGATGTCGCGCAACGGACGCGACATCTTGTCGACCACAGAGAACAACCACGACAACGGTCCTTTGTCATCAGCCATGGATTAGCGCCTCACTTCTTTGTCAGCGCAGCGCGTACACATCGAAGGCAATCCACCGCGTCGGCTAATACCATCGCAGCATCTAACTTTTCATCCTCGGTCGCCGTCGCCGGCATGAGCGGCAGGAGCGATTGAGCGGTGGCGTAAAGATTCCACCGCTCTTCCTCGAGCCGCTCTACAGCTTTTTTACGGTCACCTCGACGTCAGTCCCCGCAAGCTCTACGATCTTGACGCCAAGCCGGTCCCAGACTGCCGGCTTACCCTGCAGCAGCGCTTGCATCGTCGGTGCATCTGGATACACGACGCATGCTCGAGCGATGGTCTCCATCGCGAGCGGCGCTTGCGTGTCATCGCGCAGCATCGCGCGGAACCGCTTGTACTCGGCGCCGGGCGCCTTGACCACGAATTCGTAGTCGCGCGGGTTGTCGTTGTCGCCGAGGTTGGCGTTCAAGAGATGCAAGTCGGAACCGTGCTTTAGCTTGAGGTCGGTTATGGTCTGCTCGTCGATCATCGGGCCACCTACTAGTTGAGGGAGGGAGAGTTACAGCGAGGCGAAAGCTAGTACGGCATACCTGCTGATGGAACTACGGCGGGCGCCATCGGGCCGAGCAGCACGCGAATCACATTCAAGTCAAGCGCTACCGAGAGGCCTTCATTGCCTGTTGCTACGTTGTTGACGGTCGCTTTCGTGATGCGCGCGCCGACGATGGTATGCACGAGGCACGGCGGCGGCACGCCGACCACGCCCGGAATCGGAGGCTCGAAAATCGACACCACAAGATTAAACGGCACTTCCATGAAGCCGATGCCGCCGGGCGAGAGCGCAAGCCGCAGCGTCTCGAATTCCAACATGTATAGCTCGAGCGAGGCCTCGTCGGTTTGCGTGCCGCGCGTGCGGCCCATGACATGCGGTTGCAGGCCGCGCAGCACACCAGGATCGAGCCCCGGCGAATAGGTCACCGACTTTACGCCCGTTCCAGCGATGGGCAGCATCACGCCTGTGCCGAGCTGAAACAGAAACTCGCACGAGGACGGCGAGTAACGGTGGCCGTTGATGAGAGGGTACTGCAAAACAGGCGGGGCCATGGCGGCGCCTCCGGGGTTACGAGGTCAAAGCAGGATTCGTGAAGCCGATGTTGACGCTGATCGTCTTCAGGTACCCGAGCGGCACAATGCGCACCGTCACGGGCTCGCTATTCGTGCTGAGGATGTTTTGCGTGCGCGACATCGTCACGGTCGACGAGGACGCGTCCCCGGTCGCGACAATCGCTGCCGCTAGCTGCGCGTTGACGGTCATCTCGAATCGCGAGGCGTCGCGCTCGTCGATGAAACCCGTCGTCCTGTCGACACGGACTGAGCTATTGAGAAAATTCAGCATCGCCTGGCGAACGACTGAGCAGGCGCGGTCCATGACCCGACGGTGCTGCACATATTGGAAGTCGCTACCACCCGCCGACATGACGCGCCCGTTGGAAATGTAATAGCCGCGGAGGTCCGGGAACGTTCTAAGCGTGATGAAGCCCGCGTCGTCGAGCCCCGGCGTGGCGAATTCGTCGCGCGTGAGCGATTGAACCTGCGACAGCGGTCCATCGCCGACGTAGGCAAGGTCGCGCCCGGGAGGCGCAAACGCGATGCGGTTCGACGCCGCCCAGCATGGATTGCGCCGGATCGTACGGCCCGAGAGCGGCGACACCATCATTGCATCGCCGCAGCCGATGCTCATGCGGCTCGAGGCGAACGAGGCGAACGCGGTCTTAATCGCCGAGTCAGCTTCGGTGTTCGGGCACTCGACGAGGGCACCTGCAAAGCGGAACGAAGATGACGCCCCTTCGATGGCCGTCTTGACCACGCCCGCCACTGAGGCCGCGCCCGCTGAATTCGAAGCTGCACCGACGACGTGCAGATAGCCCCACGTCTGCGAATTGGCCATCAGCGCCGTGAGCGCGTTCGTGAGGTCAGTATTGCTATAGCCCGCCGTCGTCGTGGTGAAACTGTAGACGTCGCCAGCGTTGAACGTGCTGGCGAATGTCACGAACATGCCGGCGCCTGGAATCGCATACACGCCGCCCGAGGCGATGAGAATCGTCGGCGACCACGAGAGCCCAGCATCTAGCGAATACTGGAACGTTGCGGTTCCAAGCGCGCCGCCTGCGATGATCTTGATCTGCACCTGGTACGAATCGCTGGGGCTAAACGTACCCGTCGGCGCCGTCGACCCTGAGCCGGTGACCGTCGCCGTCGTCGTGTTCGACGCGAACGTCCACACGTCATTGAGCACGTATGTGCCGGTCGGAAAGCTGACTTGCATCATGGTGCCTGCAACCGGCGCTGCCGTAGTCGCCGTCGTAAGCGTCGGGCCATATGCGCCGCCGCCTACGCTCACCTGATACGTCGCAATGCCTGAAGAGCCGGCGCCTACGATCTTGATTGCGACCGAGCTGGCAGAAGCCAGCGTCGGCGTAACAGTGCCCGCGCCCGAGCCGATGGTGTGCGTGACGCTGCCCGCGCTGCCCGCTGCCGAGGGATTGACCGGCATGGCGTAGACCGGGCCGCCCGCCGCTTTCAACGTCGACGCAACAGCCTCCACGAGCGGGCCATAGCCGAGCGTGGAGACGAGAGTGCCTGTGTCGTTGAAGCCATAGAGCGTGTTGACGGTGCCGCCCGAGCACACGCCGACCTTGGCGATGGTATTAGCGGGCGATGCGGGGACGACGCCGAGGCCGCCATCCTGCACCGCGATTGTAACGTCAGGGAGCGGAGCCATGGGTCACCTCAGCCGATGCGGACGTTCATTGCGTCATCAATCGCCTGGTCATAGTCGCCTTCTGAGATTTCGGCGCCCACAACCCAGCCCATGAGCCCTTTGGCCGCCGCAAATGCAATGGCGGGCGTCTTCTTCAGTTCTTGCCATTGCTCGACGGTCCTGCGCTCGCCGCTGCCGTTGCCGTGGTCAGTGCTGCGTCGCATCGGCTGCGTCAGATCGTTTTCGCTCATCGTCTACCCCGTGCTTTCCGAGTAAGTGGAACCGCTCGGGAATTGCATTGTGGTCGTCGTCGCCATCGAGCTAATCGTTGCGGTCGTCTCGTCGGGTCGTGTCACCGGGCACATGAAGCTGACCGTCAGCACATACGCGACGCCGCTTATGTCAGAGGCGCCCGCGTCGCTCACCCATTGCCCGCCCTGAATCACGTATGAGCCGAAGGCGACGCGATGGATCGACTGAATCACCTGGTCGCGCAGCGTCTCGGTAGCGTCGAAGTCTTTGCCCCACACGTGAATCTCGACCGTCGCCGAGCGCACCCAAAGCGGCGGCGGGCTATTTAGACCGTCGCCACCGTAGCCCTGCGGCCCGCCGTAGTCTTCGTTGGCGGGCAAGAACACGACGCGCGGCCACGATGACAGCGAACGCAGCTTGTCAGCGCCCAGGCCCGTGTTAGTGCCCGCCGGGAGCAGCGCGGCGACGTTCTGGAAGATGGCTGTCAAGCTCGCCATCATTTCCCCCCAAGCACAGCGTCACGCCGAGCTGTGACGATGTTATCAAATACCTGTTGCCATGTAGCCGGTACTCCAGCATACGGCAGGAACGCGCGGCGGGACTGCAGCCGATTTTTTGCCTTGATTAAGCTATCGAGGGCTTCGGCCCGTGCCTCTGAATTTTTATGTCCGCGAGTGAAAGCGCTACGAGCCTTTGAAATTGCAGTTTTGAGCTGATCGCGTCCACCTTTAGCCGGTGGTCCCTGGTGGAAACGAGCATAATAAACAGGAGTCATTACGCCGAATCCGCGAGTATTGACGACGATGCGGAAGCTCGTTTTTAGTCGTCCAGTCTTGTCGAGGATTCGACCCTTTCGATATGATAGCGGCTTCCATGGTTTACCATACGGATCTTGTTCTTTTGCGAAACACTCGTCGACGAGCAATAGCTCCGCCTCAGCGCATTCCTTGTACAGCTCGCGACGCCAGGCATCGCTCGCTAGCTTGGCAATGCCGCGCTGAAGGTTCTGGAGGCGTCGCGTATCGGCCCGTACCATCAGTGGATCCAGAAATCCTCGTCGCGGTCGCCATATACAACAACATCCGTCCATCCGCGCGGTTCCGCAGTTGAGACAATGGCTGCGCCTCCGCCGGTGGCTGCATCGAGGTCGGACGAGTCCACCACCGCAGGCACAATCTCGCCTTCGGCAATCTTCTCCAGCCAGGCGCGCGCCGCCTCTGCGCGTTCCTTGATGACGACGTCGCTACCCGACTCGGGGTTGTACCCCCGAATAACCATGAGGTCATAGGAGGCGATGTGAACGACCGCGCGCGTGAGGTCGCGCCCGTATGAGCGCAGCGGCAGTGCGAAGCGAGCGTTGAGATACGAATCCGCCAGCGACGACGCTGCAGAGAGCGCGACATCTTGCGTCGCCGTATCGATCTGTTGCAGCGCTGAGGCGTTTAGCCCGAGCTGCTGCAGGTCGGCACGTGTGGCGTAAATCGTCGCCATTTACTCGCTCTTATGGCCCCGATGCGCTGCCGTCCGCTCGCCGCCGCCATGCTCCAGCATCAGGACGTTCGGGTCGTCGCGCAGCTGCTCAAGCTCGGCGTCCGAAAGCTCCATATCCGTATCCGTAGCGGGGATGAGCTTGCCCGGGCGCTGAGGGAGCAGCGGCTCGGAGTGCATATGGGGTGGCACCTGAATGCCCTGCTGCTGCATCTTCTGCACATCTTGCGGCGCGACCCAGCCGCTCTTCTTCTTGTGCTCTTCGATGAGCTGCTTGTGCTTCTCGCTATCCACGATCCAATAGCCGTTCGGATTGACCGCGCGAATCTTGACTTTGGGCATCGTCAATCTCCTCTAAGCATCCGCTTTCACGGCCAAATACCACAAGCCGAGCCCAGCATTCCCGCGCACACGGACGCCGTACACGACCTCGTCGTGCCAGAAGACCGTGGTGTCATTCGGCTGATTCATCCACGTGAATTCCGGCGCCGTACGCTGCTGGAAGATGAGCGGCTTGAACCCGCCCGCCATGTAGAAGAGGTACCAGGCGGTCGAGGACGTGAGCCATGGGTTCACGATGAGGTCAGCAGCGCCCGCAAGCACGTTGTTGACGGCAGCGTTGGCCGCGTTCCCACCCACGCCAGCAGTCGGCGCCACAAGGCCCGTCTGGAGAATCGTGCGGGCCGTCCATTCTAGAGCCGACGGCACCATCAGCGTCGGATTACCTCGGCCAGCGATGGGCGTACCATCGGCGCCTTTCAGTTGATTGCCTGCCTGCAAGACGGCTGCAAAGTTAGCTGCCGAGAGCGGGCGCGCCGTGCCTGATGCGGTGTTGAAGAGGTTCGCCTGAACAGTCGCCGACCCGTCGCCGAGCGGGTGAGCGGCGCTGAAGAACGGCTGCCCATCGTACGTGGTCAGCGTGCCGCCGCTCTCGAGCACGCTCGTAAGCAGCTGCTCGGGCCACATCGCCGTTTCGTAGGCGAGCGAGTCGGTCGCAATCTGCGCGAGGCCAAGCTGCGAATCTTCGATGTCTTCGCGCTGGATGTTGATCGTGCCTTCGTACTTCTTGTTGCGAACGATATAGTCGAAGATCTTGGCGCCTTGCTTTTGGCGCTGCGCAACCCACTCGCGGAGCTTGCCAGGCGCGCGGTCGAAGAGCGGATAATGCTCTTCGCGCGCTGCGGAATTCATCTCCATGGCGATGCTGCTGGCGAACTTCTTCGCCTCGAGAGAGCGAATCGCTTGCGTGAAGCGGAGATTGAAATTCTGATAGAGCGGAACCAGCGTTCCTGCGACGTTGATGGCCATGGGTTACACTCCGCTCAGGCCGAGGTTGCCGATTTCGACGGCGACCTGTCCGTCGGTATCGATAAACAACGCGGTACCCGCCTTCGACTTGCCCGTCGCGGTCTTGCAGACCGTTTGGTCGTCGGTGATGTAGACGGAGATAGGCAGGTCGGCTTGCGCGACCGGGTCGGAACCGTCGTTCACGAACTTGAATGTTCCGCGCCGGACTTCGACCATGAACGCGCCCGCCGCGCCACTGGAGTTGTCCGCGTCGCCCCCCGTGATGCCGAGCGCCGTGAGCGACGATCCTGACGACGTCGCAGGCGGCACCACTCGCCATAGGACGCCGAGCGTCTTGAGGCCCGTTGCCGTGCGGCCCGGCGCCGCGTAGCCGGCATCAGAGACGACGATGCCGCCTTGATAAATCTTCGTCGACGCCTTGATTGGATATTGGATCAGCTCGATGACGCCGTGGTCGCCGACCTGGACCGTGTACCTGCTTGCGCTTAGAGCAGACATGCGTCACCCCGCCGCCTTTGAAGTGGTGTCATCCTCGTCATCGTCCCAGCCGTCTGGCTGCGCCCCGCCCAGCGGGTGCTCGGCAGCGAACTTCGCGACCGCCTCTGGGTCATTGCCGCACATGCGGGCAATCCGAATCGCCTCGCGCGTGAGCGCCGCCTTCTTCTCGACCACCGTCGGCGGCTGCGCCTTCTCGACGGTCTGAACCTGCCTGGGCGCCGTCTCGAAGTACTTGCGCAGCGCAATCATCCCGTCGTCGCTCGAGCCGAGAGAAAGCGCCCATTCTTTTTGCGCCGGCGATAGCTGCCCGGATTCGAGGCCGTGGCGAACCATCGTCTCGACCTCGCGCTTACGCCCGTCGCTCTTGAGCGCCGTCAGCTCGTCGCGGAGCGCCGCCGTTTGCGTCTCCGCGTGCTTCCACGCGGCAATGGTGCCGAGCAACGCCGGGCCCGGCTGCTCGCCGGAAAGCTTCACCAGCTCGCGAGCAAAATCGCCATGGCGCTGCACGGCGGCGAGCACTTCACCCTCTTCGGCTTCGGCCGAAAGGCCCAGCGCCTTACAAAACTGCGCCATCAATTCCATGGGATTTGCTCCTGCAACTTGTGGTGAATTGGAAAACGAAAGCGGCGTCATCCCTTGTACGTAGGGATTCTTGACGAGCGCGACGTGATCGAGCACCGCGCCGATGTCCTTGCCCGAAAGGCGATCTTTGCCTTTCATGTCCATGCCCGCCGAGACGTAGCGGAAATGCTTGGCGCGAATCGCCTGCTCGCCGAGGTCCGTCCACTCAACTTCAGCGACGAGCGCCGTGCGGCGACCATCGCTCGAGGATTTCTCCTTGCGCAGCGACTTGACCCAGCCGCGTGCTTCAGGAGATTGCGTGCCGAATAGCGCCCATGATTCATGCTCGCGGTCGATTGCCGGGTCAACGCCTGTCCGCTTGTGATTCGCGATCATCTGATCAAGCGTGGCTTCGGTGATCTTCATGTCGCGGGCTTTGTAATCGCCCGTCAAAATCACCTCGACCTCCGACGGCAACTCAACGGACGCTTGCCGGGCGTACAGCGCATATCCGCCAGCGAAGGCTACGCGCGAATCATTGGCATCCTGCGTACGATGCGGCATCTAATCGCATGCTGAAGGCCAATTAATGAACCCGCAAGTAATGCTGGCTTATGGTAGCGCCCGGCGCGCGATAATCAGTTAGGAGGATAAAGTGCGTTATCGAGGCTTGTTTGAGCGGGCTGAGATCGATGGGAAGTTTCACAGGGTGCCCACGCCTATATCGGCCAGCTCGCGCCGCAGGTCGCCGAGCGTCCTCATGATGTTTGCCTGTACAAAGAGAGGGCCCATTGCTGGGCCCGGAGGGATCCTAATTTGCAGACTGGCCGCATTTCAGATCCATATCAGTACTCTGACGCCGCGCGAACTTGTCGCTTGCTGTCATAGCATGCCTCACGCCTGTATTTCCGCAGATGGCACGCCCTCCTGAGGCGCCGGCGTTTCAGGCGCCGGCTCTTCAGGCGCCGGCTCTTCCTGCGTTCCGCCAATGGTCTGCGGATGGCGCTTGCTAGGCGCGGCTTGGACGTCAGCCTCATCAAGCACAGGGACGCCGGCCTCTTCGAGCAGCGCGCGCAGGTCCACCGGCGCTGAGGCGTTCACGAATTGCGTGACGGCTTCGGCCATCGCCTTCGTGGCGTCGGCGACGTTCTTGGCATCCTCAGGCGGGTCGGTCTGCCATTCAATGAAGGGTGCCAGCTGAGGGTCGTTGTAGTTGAACGCGGCCCATGGCTTGAGGACCTGCTCGCGTAGGAATTCGGCCATCGATAGCGCGTCGAAGCGCTTGAAGTCGGCGCGGATCTGCTCATGGGCCGTCGCTGCAGCGTATGATCCGCCCTGCACTTCGGTCGAAAGGTTCTGCCCGAGCAACGCAATGGCAATATTCGTCTCCGTCTTCTCGAGCAGCTTGACGAAGATATCATGGCCGGATGTTTGGGCCTCGATGAGCTTAAGGTCGTACTTGGGCCCATCGCTCGCCGAGTCTTGGTCTACGCGCAAAGTCGTTTCAGCGCCGAGGTTCGCGACGGCGGTGAAGAAACGATTCTTGGCTTCCTTGTCAGCTTGCGCGGGAACGATGGCAAGGCGGATCGCTTGCCCGTTGATCTCACTCTTACGACTGAAGTCGCGGTAACCCCATGCCCGGCGCAGCCAGTGCTGACCGAGGCAGCGAATGAGGCCAAAGAGCCACGCGCGCTCATAGCCATGAGGGGTATACATCGCCCATACGCCCGTGCCCGGCTCGATGGTGAGGTAATTCCCGTCGGCCTGCAGGATGTGATAGGCGCGCGCCCAGGGGTCCCAGAACATGAATTGCGGGTGCCAGCATTTGAGGCGCGGCCACCAGCGATAGGACGTCTTCAGCGGGTCTTCGTCGCGCGTTTCCCAGACGACCTCCACAGGCGCGGCGCCGACGAGGATGCCCCAGCGCTTGATTTCGGCGAGCAGCTCATTCGGGAACAGCGTGTCCCAGTTCTGATCAATCTCGTCGGCGATGGCCTGCGCTTGCGCGTCGTCCTCGTAAGCGGGCTTGACCTTGAATGGCAACCCGAGCAGGCCATTTAGGCGCGTGGTGAGGCAACCCATGATGCGGTCGTCGCGCAAGATGGTATCGCAGAGCTGTGCGGCGGATTGGAAGTAGCCGGCCTCGAGGTCGCGTAGCGCAGCATCAATCGATCTCGCGTTCTGCGGCACCGGCGCTGCCGTGACGGGCAGCTCGCGGAATTCTTCGGTGTGCACGCTAAAGCCCGCTGTCTGCTCGCCTAGTTGACGCTTAGTGGCCATGCGCTACTCCCTTCGAGTGCCGCCCGAGAGGGGGGCATCGTCGCTCAGAATAAAGCGTTGTCGCAGCATAAGATCATGCACGGCCCAGACGGCCGCGTCGAGGCGGCCTGGCGATTCCGTGCTCGAAAGCGGGGCGTAGCTGCAGAGCTCTGCCTCGAGCTCGGGTAGGCAGCCGGCGTGGTGAACCTTGCCCTGCTCGTAAAGCGCCGCTACAGGCTCGGCGCGGATGATCTTGCCGCGCGAGGCATGCACGGCGAGGTAGGCCACGCCCGGGTCGATAAGCTGGACGAGATCTTCGATCATCTTGCCGCCAAAATTATCCTCGGCCACGAGGCGATCTGCATGGCGGCGATGATAGAGGGCAATCGCGCGCCTGCCCATATCCTGCGGCGAATAGCGCCCGCTCTCGTCGTCGAGTATGAAAGCGTGGATCTCGCGCCGGCCCTTGCAGGAGCAATATCCCATGGCGGCGCAGACGATCCCGGCGATATCGGCCGAGCGCTTGGCGCTGCCTGAGGGATCGACGGCGACGACGCAGCGGATTACCTCGCAGCGCTGATACTCCTCGGTCGAAATCCGCGAGGCCTCGATCAGATCATGGTTCCAGAGCGCGCCCTCGATGCGCGAAACCCAGTCGCCCTCGAGCAGCTGCGCGCGCGTAATGCGATCTAGGCCTTTGAGGCGCTCGGCATAGCCGGGATCTTTGAGCGCAAGGTGCGGGTTATCCGCAATGCGGGCGGGGACGAATACGCGCGAGAGCGCGCTCTCCTCGCCGCGCAGCGCCCAGCGCTCGCCCTCCTCGGTATTCCGGTAATACAGGAGCTCGCCCGCCTCGGCCCGGCGCGCCGCCGCCGCGTCGAGCCATGGCGCCCAGCGGCGCATGACCCAATCATGGCCTACCCCGCCCGGGTTGGTCGCCGCGCGGATCCGCACGGGGATGCCGCTCGAGCTGCGCGCGCGCGAGAGCATGTAGACATACTGCGATTTCAGAAACGAGGTGAGCTCATCGAATCCAATGAATTGATATTCGGCGCTCTGGTAGGCATGGACGCTATGCGCGTATTCGAGGTGCCCGAATTCGATCCGCGCGCCCGAGGGGAAATCCCAAAAATGCTTAGCGTCATTGTATCGCCCGCCCGCCATCGCGTACCAGAATCTCGAGCGGTCGATCAGAGAGCGCTGCAGCTCGGGGAAGGTCCGGCGCAGCAGCAGCGCGCGATACTCGGGCTTATCGATATGGCGCAGCGCGCCCATGAGTAGGGCCTCGCTTTTACCGCCGCCGGCCGCGCCGCCATATAGCCCCTCGTAGCTATTCGAGGCGAGAAAGCGGCTCTGCGGCCCAGGATTCGCGCGCCATTCGGGCGCAGGCGGCGGGCCCGTCATGGCGTCGGAGCAAGCGCCATTCATGGCGCACTGCTCGCCGCGCATGACGCGGGCCTCGCCTCAGCGAGCGGCATCACTCCCCTTCTCTCTCAGCCGGCAAAATGATCACGCCCGCCTGCACGGGATTCCCCTCGCCGTCAGTCACCGCGAAGCGCTCGCGGCGGCCCCATTTATCGGGATAGCGCCGCTCGAGGCGCCAGGCGGCCGCCTGCCATTGCGAGGGCGCGGCCTGCGCGATCAGGCCCAGATCGCGTACCTCGCTCGCCGCTAGCGCCTCCTCGCAATCCTTTACGAAATCATGATACATGCCCGAGCTCTCCCCGCGGCCGCGGCGCAGCCAATCAAAGAGCGTCTGCCGCCCGATTCCGGCCCATGCCGCCGCCGTCTCGATGTAATTGCCGACGCGCAGGGCCTGTACGATCTTCGCCGAGATCTCGGGCGTGAATATCGTAGGCTTGCCCCGCTTGCCCGGAGGCTCGCGGCGCTTGTCAAGAGCTTTCGTCATTTCAGTACCCTCCATTACTTATCTTACAGCTCGCCACTATGGCGCTCGCAGGCGAGACTTGCCCTTATGCCGCCCTGCCTGCATTGCCGCGCGCCCGCAGATCCTAAATCTGCGCTTTGCCCCGCCTGCTCTCATTTGCGCCCCGAGCGCCGCGCGCATGCGGCGATCTGGGCCGAGGCCCGGAAGGCGCTGCCCGCCGAGCGCAGCATCCTCGAGAGCGAGGCCTCGCCGGGGCAGGGCCTCTCGCCCGCCGATTTTGCGCGCGCGCTGCTCGAGCTGGCAGGCGCGCAGGCCGGCGGCCTCCCGGCGCGAGAGCTCCACCGGCGCTTGAAATTGCGCGGGCCGCTGATCGTAAACGGGCGCCCTGCGGCGCTCGCCGAGATCCGGCAGGCGGCATGGCGCCTCATGCGCGAGGGCCTCGCCTCATTCGACGGCGACACTCTGCGCCCCGCCTAGCTCGCTGCCCGCGAGCAATTCGTCCTCCGGGATCGTTACCTCAATCTCGCCGCAGGCGCGGGCCGCGCGCCGCGGATCGCCTTTTACGAATACAAGCAAATTCTGGTGCGTCTTCCCCAGCTTGCGCGAGGCCGAGAATTGCTTGCCGGCGCGGATCGGCAGCGAGCCCGCGGGCGTTACGAAAATGGCCTCGTTGTACAGGCGCGCGCCCGCGGCGGCGAAGGCGCTGATCGTCTCGCTTACGAAATTGCGGTAGCAGCCGCCGCCCTCCTGCTCGCGGTAGTCGCCGACGCAAAAGGCGGCAAAGCGATCTGCGCGCAGCATGCGTACGCTCGCGGCAATGATCTCGCGGTAGGCCGCGAGAAATTCGGGGTAGGCCAGCGTCGAAAGGTCTCGCGGATCCTCCGAGTAGCGCTCAAGGTCGCCGTATGGCGGGCAGCTGAAGACGAGATCGTACTCGCCCGGGGCGAGCCGCTCGGCCTCGCGCGAGTCGCCCTCAATCCAAAGCGGCATGCGCGCCTCGGCCGGCGGCGCCGGGCGCCTTACCTCGTAAGCGAGCGCGGCATTGCCATTTGCGCCAGGGGCGCCGCTTTCCTCGCCCTGGGCCTCCGGGGCCTCGCCTGCTGCCGAGAGCGGCGCCAGCAGCGCGGGGCAGCTTTCTACGTCCATGACGAGGCGTATCCGCGGCGCCGCGCCCTTGCAGAGGCGCTCGGCCTGCGCGCGATTCGCCTCGAGCTGCGCCGCCGAGAGGTCAATCCCGGTATACGCGAGGCCAAGGCGAGAGGCGACGATGCCGCGGACGCTGCCGCCGGCAAAGGGATCGAGCACGGCCCCGCCGCGCGGGGCAAGCCAGCGGTAGGCCAGCTCGCAGAGTACGGGATCGAAGACGCTCGTTCCCGTAATTGGGGTGCCGTCCGCGCAAGCGCCGTCCGTATTGCGCCCGTTACGGCCAGGCGAGAGCGTTCCCATGTCGCTCCCGTCAGCGCGCAGCGGGCCAGAATGGCGCCTGAGCGGCGCGCCCGGCGACGCCGCCGCCGTTATCTCCGAGAGCGGGCGCCCATGCGAATCGCCGCGCACGATCTTGCCCTCGATTACTTTTGCCGAGCACATGAGCGAGCCGCCCGGCGCGCTATCTTGCCCGCGCCCGAGCTCGCTCTGGATACCGAGCGCGAGCCATGCCGCCTTGCGCTCGCGCCAATACCCTTGCCGCCCGTCCAGTACCGAGAAGGGGGGGACGCCAAAGCGCTCGGCGAGCGTCTGCGCCGCCTGCTCCTGCGCCGCGCCGCTGCCTGCGCCCGCGCCGCCGGCCGCCGCCTCGGCGAGCAGCGCCTCGAGCTCGGCATCCGTAAAGCCCGTGCCGAGAGTCAGATCGGCCTCCTCGGCCTTGAGCTCGGCGAGGATACCCGCCAGCGCGCTATCGTCCCATTCGGCGATCTCGCCCAGGCGATTATCGGCAAGCGCAAGCAAGTGCGCGTCTGCCGGATCAAGATCGAGATACCGCACGGGGATTTTCTCGAGGCCGAGCGCCAGCGCCGCCTTGAGGCGCGTATGGCCCGCGATTACCTCGCCATTGGCCCGGCGCGCGAGCAGCGGCGCGCCAAAGCCAAAGCGCCTGATGCTATCGGCGACCTGCGCGACCGCCGCCTCATTCTTGCGCGGATTCCGCGCCCAGGGCCGCAGCTGCGCGGCAGGGACCCAGACGGCGGCGGCCTCGAGCGGCTCGGGAGAAACTTCAAGATTTTCTTTAACAGGTACGGATAAAGTATCCTGAATCATTAGGTTTTTCCTCTTATGTAAGTGAGCTGCTCTGCGCCCTGCTCGCGCTCGATCATGCGGCGCCAAGCGGCGGCAGCGCGATCATTCCAGCGCCCCGCTCCGTTTTCGCTGCGTAAGTCACGCACCGCCTCGGCCGCCATGAGTTCCCATGGACTTGCGGAGGGCGCGCCGGGAGCTTCGAAATCCACGCCGGCCTTGCGGATATGCTGGAAGGCCGCCTCCTGAATCTGCCGCGCTCGCTCGCGCGTAAGATTCAGCAGCCCCCCAATAGCCTCGAGCGTAATACCGCCCCGCTCGGCAACATCCAGCGCACAGCTCTCGCCCATAGCCTCGGGGCCTGCCTCCGGGAAGTTCAGCTTGATATGCCCCGGCGCCATCGCGCCCGGCATGCTGCGCGCATCAGGCTCGGCAATGTCCAGATACAGGTTGTATTTGCAGCTCACGAATGGGCACGGTCGTAAGCCGCCTTCGCAATCGCTGCGCGTACGCGGACGCGCCAGGGCGAGCGCATGCATGTCAGCAGGTGAGAGCGGCGCCTCGGCCTGCACGGCTGCCTTGAGCTCCCGCAGCGCCACGATACGCGGGCGCCTCTTCTGCCGGACCGTCATATCGCGCCCAATACCTGGGGGGCAACCAGGGCGACCTGGGCGACCTTTTTCTGATCACGCGTATTCGCGCGCGCATACGCGCTATGTATGCGATCCCTTATAAATACATATCTCTTAGAGATAAATAGATGCCCCGGTCGCCCCGCCCGTCGGAAGGGCAGATGCCCCATAGATGCCCCGCAGGTTGCCCCGGTTGCCCCGCGAGGTCGCCCCGGAAATGGCGATGTCGCCCCGGAGTTGCCCCGCTTTACTGGGTTCTGCGCCATACGCGGATCCCTCCGTGGATTTTAAATTGGACGAAGCCCGCCTTCCGTAAGATGCGAGCTACTCGCATCTCGTCCCCCTTTGTCCATGTCCCGATTTCTTTGTGGAGCGCATTGGCGAGCACATCAGCAGTTGTGAAATCAGTAATGCGATGTTCAGAAAAGCCAACGAGAGATTCTGCCCACGCATCCGATACTTCATGCTGCTGATGAACAGCGCATAGCGCCTTCTCTTCGTTCTCGGAGAGCCACCAGAGCTCGCCCGCGCGCCAGGCGGCAGCGGCCTCGGCCCAGAGCTGGTCGCGCCATTGGGCGATTTGCGCGATATCAACGCCCTCCGTACGGATCGGCCAAAAGCGGCGCGCGCCCGTCTCATCGCTTAGGAATTCGACGTCATTGGTCGTCCCTACGATGACGCATGAGCGCTTGACCTCGACGGTGAGCCGCCCGTATGGCTTCCGGTACGTATCCTTTGCGGCCGAGATGAACGACTTAGCGGCGCCGGCATCGCGCGCGCGCTGTAACGGTTCGAGCTCGGCCCACTCCCAGATCCATGACTTTGCAAGCGTCATGTATGCGTCTTTCGAATGGATATCGGCGGCGACCTCGCAGAACCAATCGTCGCCCGCGAGCGTACGGAAGAAGCTCGACTTCATCTTGCCTTGCTTGCCAACGAGGACGAGGACGGTATCGACCTTACAGCCGGGCGCCATGGGGCGCGCGACGCAGGAGATGAGCCAGCGGCGCAGCATCGATTTGTTCAGCGGCGTCTGCTCGGCGCCTATTATCGCTGGCAGGTATGCGATGCGCTGCTTACCATCCCATGCGAGGCCCGCTAGATAATCTCTCACGGGGTGGTAGCGCTCGCACGCGGCGAGCTGCATGCATGCGGCGTGGGTATCAGCTGACGAAAATTGCAGGCCCGCCGTCCCCTCCTCGTTCGAATCGAAGCGGCGCTCTATCTCGTAGCGGATCTCGCTCACCATGTTGTCAGTAAGCGGAGCGCGCCCGAGCGCCGGCATATCTGCCATCTCGTTCCATTCGAGGCGGCGCCCGCCGAGGATATCGCGCTGGTTGCGCTCGAGGATGGAGACGAGGGCATGATATGAGCGCGACCGGAGGTATCGCCGCTTATCATCGAGCGCCGAGATCTCGGCGGCCTCGGCCTCATCTATGAGGTATCCCTCGCGGCGCAGCAGATCGCGCGGCGAGAGCCCCTCTGCATGCGCATCGAGATCAAGCGCATCGCCATGCCAGCAAGCGGCGCCCTGGACGCCGCAGCGCGTCCGCCCATGGTCGGCCGAAAAGCACGACCAGCGGGCGCTATTGGATTCTGGTAGCGTTCCAAAGCAATCGCGATGGCTGCAGGCCGGGCACTCGCCGCCGGACCTAGGCCAAGGTCGTGCGTGCTGCGCGTTGTATGCGCGGATCGCTTCGGCCGCCGCAGAGACCGCTCGCGGCTCAGACTTTATGACTTCTTCGCCCTCGGGAGACAGCTCCTCGAGCGGCGCCGCTGCTGCGAGTTCGGCAGGATCATATCCCTCCTGCCGCATAATCAACATCGGCGCATCGCGCCTGACGCCTTTTACGATGGCGTTGGGCAAAAAGAAGAGGCGTGCAAGATCGCACGACGCCCCGTAGTCGACATGATAGCCGCCGCGGCCGCCGCTCCCGTCTACGAGCCCGTGGGCGCGCAGCGACTTCTCGGCCATGGCGCAGGCGCCGCGCGCGGCGCGGCGGACCAGCGCGGCATCGACGCACATCCCCAGGAACGGCAAGATCAGGCGGAAGCCGCCGGGCGTAAAATAGCAGAGCGAGCCCGGGAAGAGGCCCTCGGCGATCAGCGCCTCGGCGCGCCGCGAGAGCTCGGGCGGCGTCGCGCGGTTGCGCTTATCGTCAAAATCGATATCAATCGCGACGCCTGAGGAGCCGACCCAGCGTTCGCCCTGCCGGTATGCCTGCTCGAACGTATGCGGCGTCCACCAAGATTCAAAGGCCTGCGGGATGCCCGTGAGGATGCGCGCGAGCGCGACGGGCAAGGCATCGCGCGCGTCGATCTCGACGGTCTTGCCTTGCGCCCGGGCGAGGCCGCGGCCGAGCGTAATGGCGAGGGCGGCGCCGGCCTGCATCTATTCGTCCCCGCCATATGCCACGGTCTCGTGGCCCTTATGCTGCGCGATTGAAAGGCGCGAGCGCTCGCCGCAATTCTCGCACCAGAAGCCAATCACAATACCGCCGCGGCGACTACTCGGATTGCCTGAGAGGTCGTTGATGATAGCAACGCCCTTGCCGCTCTTACAGCGAACATGCACGCCTTTTGCCGCATCTTCTACGCGCATGTATACGTCGACAGAATCGTGGTGCAGCCCGTAGGCCTTGCCGCAAACCGCGCAGCGAATCCAATCGTCGTCAAAAATAATCGGCGCCGTCGCTATCTCTTTTACCTGGATCATCGCTGCCACCTCGCCTTGCGCCGGCCTCTGAGCTGGCGCTCGATGCCCTCGGCGCATGCCGAGGCAATGCGCGCAATCCGCTCCTGCGGGCTTAGCTGCGGCGCAGGCACGGGCGGCGCCGCGAGCGCAAGCTCATCTTCTTGCGGCGCAGCGCGCTCTCGGGCTGCCAGGCGCGCGCGGCAGCGCTCCGCATCCGCCGCCGCCTCATGCCGCCCCGCCTCAGCGGCCGCATGCCTGGCGCCCTCGAGGAACAGCACCATGCGGCGCGCGCTGGCGCTCTCGCGCTCAGGTAATAGCAGGCCAAAGGCGCGGCACCATGCGAGCGAGAGCGAGGCACGCCAAGGCGAGCGGAGGAACCCCTCGACGAGATCCCACGCGATGCCAAAGGCCTCGCCGATATCCTCGAAAGATACGATCAGCCGGCAATCGGCGCCGAGCGCCGCATACCGCGCGAGTGCCGTGCGCTGGCTCTCAGGCATGTGGTCGAGCGGGAACGCCGCGCCGCGGGTTTCTTTGGCCTCGACCGCTAGTAGGCGGCCGCCCTCGAGGCACCCGAGAAAATCGGGGCCAGCCGCGCCTGATGGAATCAGATATCCATCGCGCGAGGTAATCATGGGCGTCGGTATCTTCGAGAGCATGCAGCGCCCTTGCTGCCGGTAAGCAACGGCGGCGCGCGCAATTGCATGCTCGAGCTGGCGGCCCCGCAGCGCGCTATCCATCCTCCAGCGACCTCGCGATCTCTACGCGGTGGATACTGCTACTTCTGCCTCCGCTGCCCTTGCCCCAGCAGCGCGTCAAAGCGCCCGCGCCGCGCCTCCTCGAGCGCGAAGTTCACGCCGAGGCGCAGGAAAACCGACTGCGGCACCCTCGTGGCCTCGCTCAGCCGCCTAAGCTCCTCGGCCTGCTCGGGGTAGACATAAAACGACACCGCTATCTTCCGCTCGCCCGAGCCGCGCACGCCTGCAGCCATGCGCCTACGCCGCGTTTTTCTTTTCGGCGCTTCCGCCGTCCTCGGCGCTTCCGCCGTCGGCTGCCTGAGGCGCACGCCGCTGCCGCGGCGCGAGGCGCTTGTAGCTCATCAGTACAGCCACAGAGATGCCTGAAATCTGCGCCATTGCTTCTGCCAGATCATATCCAGGGCGGCGATACCCTTGCAGAATATGGCTAAAATATCTGAGCGAGATCTGCCGCCCCAAAGCGGCCAGCTGCCCGACTATCCATGCTCTTGATTTGCCCTGCCCGACGAGCCAAGCCCCCAGCGGGTGCCTGTCGCCTACGCGCGCCGCTGCTATCTTGCCCGCGTCGTCCATTAGCCTACTGTAGCAGGCAGCTACCAATAGGCAATGGCTCAATATATATTTTTCTGCTACTTCTCCAGAGAGCGCTCGCGTATACAGACATGGCGAACTACGGTAGATAGTGTACAAGGCAAGCTCTGGAAGGTAACAACTTGACGCGAAGTAACAAAAAGATACATAGCTTGGAGGTGCCGCCCCCGACGCCTACTGAGGTAGTCCTCGAATTTTTCCGCCGCCGGTCGCAGGCAACTAACCAAGCTGCAGTAGCGAGGACGCTGGGGACGATTTCGCAGACGTTGGGACAGATCTTGCGCGGCAAGCAAGGCCGGGCGTTTCGATTTGTTTACCTTGACCGGATGGCGAGCTCTCTTGGAATTCCGAGCTCAGAAATCTATTTCAAGCTCGCGCGCGTCGCGGCCGAAATGGAGGCGCAAGTGGCCCTCAAAGAGGGCGGCGGCGGAGCTATGCAACTAGACGAAAGCGACGCTTATTTGGCCCCGGATGAGGTCCTACCTCATCTGCCAAAACAACCGAAGCGAGCCGCTCGTAAATCCAAGGCCTAAGCTTGTAGAAATCCGCGAAGCTTGAGGCACCGCAAGCACCATTATTTATAGCAAGATCGGCAAGCCCTTGTGTCATCCTGCGCGCCAATATATAGGTAGGCAGCTTAGCCGCCATGCGCCGCAGCAATTGCGGCATGGGTAGATCATCCACCGTCCAATCGAGAACTGCGACTCCCCATTCTATGGGACTGGCGTCCTTGCCAGCGTTGCCGAGCGCCGGGCCCAGCGGGCCATTGAAGCCAGCCGCTAAAATCGTCGGCGCCCGCGCCCGCTTAGCGCGCAACAGCAAGCGCAGCGCCTCGCCATAATTCTCACAGTAAGTAGCGATATGCCTCCGGATCTGGCTTTCTATCGCTGCCCGGAAAGTCAAGGAAGATCCGATAGCTAGGAGAGATCTCATCGCCCGCCGCTGGCCTCCTATCCCTGCCTATTTTTGCTACTATCGCGCGTAGAAATACGCCAGCTCGTGTCCCAAAAGCAACGAAAATGTACGCAACAAGGGCGATTTCAACAACATCGACTGTACGGTCTTTATACACAGCAACATAGCTCAGCCCGGCCCTCTTCATCAATTTTTTGTAGCCTACTGCGACTTTCCTCTTGCATGAGTAGTAGCAGCCCGCTACCATCGTATTTAGGCCGAAGGAGGCAAAAAAGATGACGCAATGTTGCAGTGAATGCGGTGCGCGACTCATGGGTCGCCGGGAAATCGGCAAGTAATGCGCGCTATTGAAGAGGCGCCTTGCCTGGTCTGCCAGCGGCCCGCGTTTTTTTGTACGCGCGAGGAGGCGGCAGCGCAGATCGAAGCGCTGGCCGCGATAAAGCGCGCAATCGAAGAGGTGGCCTAATGCGTGAACGTTTCCGTTGGTGGTGCTGCCGCAATCTGCCGTTCTCTATCACGATCCTTGTTGATGAGATTCTGCAATGGATGCCCTAGAGGAGGCGATTTGCCGATATTGCCGTCGCCCTGCTTACTTCCTCACACGCGAGGAAACCGCGGCGCAGATTGAGGCGCTACTGCGCGATGCGTGGACGGTATCGCACGAGCATCGCGGGCTATTCCTTGATAGCGCGTTAACGACATTCGCGCGCAACCTACGTATGTGCGTCCGATGCTCGACGGCGCTTGAAGCCGAGAAGGCGAATGCGGCGTGTGAGGATATATCGCTCGGTTTGGAACTTGTGAAGTGACCACGCGCTTTCCGGAAGACGAGGACGATATGACAACGCAATGGCCAGAGGCTGACAGTGGCGAGGTCGGTAATTTTCCGCGCATCGCGCCGCCGTTGACGGTGGAACGCGTGGGCCAGGCATCGCGAGCAGCAAGCGGCTGGGTTGTACTGCTCTGCGGCTGCGTTGGGCTGCTCGCCGTGCTCGCCAAGCTGATCGCAGCCCTGCTGCGCTGGCAGGGAGCACGCTAATGAGCGCGCTCTTTTCGTTTCATGATCCATCGCCTGCGCAGTTGCGCGAAAGCGCGGCCCTGCTGCGCGCATATGGCGAGCGCATTAAGCGGGCCGCGAGCATCCGTGATCTTGCCGCCTTGGAAATTGAAATCGAAGCATTGCCCAGAGGCCTGCGCGCGCCGCTATTGGTGCGCTTACGGCGCCGGGCGCAGGAGGTCCCATGAAGCGCTCTACTCTGCTCGAGCTGCTGACGAACTCGCGCGCTACCTGCTTTCGCCGTTGCCAGCGTGAGCATCAATATCGCTACATCGATGGCATCGTTCCTCTACGCGAGGGCGATGCGCTGCGCTTTGGAACGCTCATGCACCACGCGCTCGAGGCATGGTGGAATGCTGTCAAGGCCGGCCTCTCTCCCGAGGAGCGCCTGCGCGCGGCTCTCTCGGCAATCGACGCCAAGCGCACGCCTGAGACGGACGAGTATGATCTGGCGCGCGCCAAGGCGCTCATGGTCGGCTATGACGCGCGCTGGGGCGCGGAGTGCTATGAGGTAATCGCGGTCGAGGCCGAGTTCCGGGCGCCGCTCGTGAACCCCGAGACCGGCGCGGAGTCGCGTACCTATCAATTGGCGGGCAAGCTGGACGTGCTTGCGCGCGATGAGCGCGGGCGCGTACTCATTATTGAGCACAAGACATCCGGGCAGGATATCTCCTCGGGATCTACGTACTGGCAGAAGCTACGGCTCGATTCGCAGGTCTCGATGTATTTTGGCGGCGCCGCGGCGCTCGGGCATCAGCCTGAGGTCTGCGTATATGACGTGATCGGCAAGCCCCGCCTGCGCCCGTACGAGAAGAATACGAAGCGGGCGGCGGATGAGACGGCGGACGAATTTTTCCGCCGGCTGACGAGCGAGATTGCGAGCGCCCCAGACAAGTATTTCCAGCGCGGCGAAATCGTACGCCTCGAGGGCGAGCTGGCCCGCCATCAGCGCGAGCAATGGGCGCAAGCGCATACCATGCGCGAGGCGCGCCGCCTGAACGTAGCGCCCATGAATCCGGATTCATGCGCCAAGTTTGGCGATAGCTCGCTCTGCGGATATTTCGAGGCCTGCTGCGGCAGCGCCTCGCTTGACGATACCACGCGATTTAAGCGCCTTGAATCGGTCAACCCTGAGCTCAGCTCGCAGCAAGAGGAGAAGTTCCATGTCGAAGCCGAATCTCGCCCCAGCAGCATCAATGGCGCCGGCGCCAACGGAATCATCAGCGGCAATGGCGGTACCAGCGGCGGCGGCGAAATCCGCTTCTAAGCCCGGTCGCGTACCGCTCGCGCAAGTTCGGCGCGAGCGCATCGAGGCGCCATGGACGCTGCTTATGTATGGCATGCCGGGCCTCGGAAAGACGACGTTTGCGAGCCAGCTGCCCGATCCGATTTTCATCTGCGCTGAGAAGCGCGGCGCCGATGAAGTCGAGGTTGCTCGCTACCCTGAGGCGATCTCGGGCTTCGAAGATATGCGCGAAGCGATTCGCCGCCTGGCGGTCGAAGAGCATTCGTTCCGCTCGGTCGTAATTGATACCATCGATGATCTTGAACCACTAATCTGGGCCGATGTGATCCGTCGCGACGGCAAGGCGACGCATATCGAGGACGTCGGCGGCGGATTCCATAAAGGCTACATCGCGGCTGTCGATTATTGGCGCATCCTTGCCGCCGATCTTGAGCGCATGCAGCAGCTTCGCGGCATGCACGTCGCGCTGATTTCCCACGCGGCGCGGCGCAATTGGAAGAATCCCGAAGGCGAGAATTACGACCGCTGGGAGCCAGCGGTGAATCAGCGGGCGGCGGGCTTTCTGATCGGCTGGGTAAAGGCAGTTCTTTTCGCGCAGGAGGAAATCGGCCTGAAGCGCCTCGATCCGGGCAAGCAGGCCAAGGCCAAGGCGATCAGCATTGGTAAGCGCATCATCCGTACGACGTACACGCCCGCGTATGACGCGAAAAACCGCTGGTCGCTGCCCGATCCGTTGCCGCTCAATTATGCCGATTTCGAGGCGGCCTACCAGCAGTGGCGCTCGGCGTGCTGGAACGCGGGCGTCATGCGCGAGCTCGTCGCGCGCCGCCTCGCCGATTTCAAGCAGATCAATCCCGAACGCGGCGCCAAGGCTGAGGCGTTCTTCGCCTCGGCGGGCGACGATCCCGGGAAGCTCAAGAGCCTACTCGAATTGCTCGAAGCCGCCATTGCCGAAGAGGCCGCGGCCCAATCCCCTACAGCCGAAAGGAGCAATGCCAATGGATGACGTTCGCTTTCCGCCGAATACGTACCGCGGCCGCGCCCTAACGTTCTGCTACGGGTATACCTCGAAGGGAAACGAGAAGATCGACGTGCTTTGCGAGATCGTGCAGGAGGGCTGGGAGGGGCAGCAGATTACCTGGACGGGCTATTTTACCCCGAGCACCGAGCAGCGGACGCTCGAGTCGCTGCGCCATATGGGGTGGGAGGGCGACGATCTGCTCGAACTCCACGGCATCGGTACCAAAGAGGTCGATCTCGTGATCGATACCGAGGAGTATAACGGCAAGCGCTACTCGCGCGTTCAATGGGTCAACGCGCCCGGCATCAGCCTCGCGGGCGCCATGAGCCCAGACGCGCAGAAGGCCTTCGCTGCCCGCATGCGCGCCAAGGTCCTCGGCAGCGCGAAGCCCGCGGGCAGCAGCGGCAGCAGCGGCTCGAGCGGCGGCGGCGAGCGGGCGCTGAAGGCCGCGGCGGGCGGCGGAAAGGTGCCGTTCTAGATGAGGCGCAAACTATCGCCGCAGGGCCGTGCCAATATCGTCGCGCCTATTGCCATTGCCGAATTTAGCGACAAGACGCTCTATGAGCTCGCGCAGGCAGCCGTACGCGCGGGTCTCATGACTGAGCGCGAAGCACTTGAGCGGCTGGCGAAGCGCGCGGGCGTGACGTGGGGCGCATGAAGCCGCCGCCGATGCCACAAGCGCCGCCGATTTGCTGGAGCAGGAGCACAAAATGAGCGACACGATTACCGCTGAAGGATGTAGGGTCTGTGGAAGTTGCGTTCATCGCCCGGAGGCAAAATTCTGTTCTCAGCGTTGCTATAAGGAAAGCCGACGGTTTTCGCCTGCTGAAGTGGTCGCGCGTTTCTGGCAGCGCGTTCACTGCACGGATTGCTGCTGGGAATGGGTCGGAGCTATTGGTCATACTGGGTATGGTGTTTTAGGGGTCAATCAGCGACTCCAGTCTACACATCGATATTCCTGGGAATTGGCCAACGGCCCAATACCTGACGGTTTATTCGTTTGCCATCGCTGCGACAATCGCCGATGCGTGCGGCCCGATCATCTTTTTCTCGGAACGCATAAGGATAACGTGCGTGACGCTGTAGCGAAGGGCCGTCATCTTCATGGGGCACGCGCGTCTGAAATTAGGCGCCGTGCATGGCAGGCGCGTAAGACAAAGGCATTGCTGTCATGACCGACGGTATCAAGGACGAATCGGTTGGCCTATATTACAAAGCGACGCGCGGCGACGGCTATGATTTCTATTCCGGCACTGTGCTCTATAGCGTCGGCGCCACATTGGAGGTCACTAACCCGAGCCCTGCTAACGTCGGCCCGTGTGGTCATGGGCTGCACGTAAGTCTGACGGCACGCGATACGTGCCGCTACGGCAATCGTAGTCAACGTCCGTGGCGATTCTTTGAGGTTACCGTCGCCGCTTCCGACGTGATCGCACGCGATAAGACGAAATTACGCGTGAAGCGCCTGACGGTGCAACGCGAATTGACGCTGATTGATGTTTTCGGTTCCGACATCGCCGAACGCGTGACTACTGCGCACGCCGAGATCAAGACATGGAAGGCGATCCCATGGCTAAGGCCGACAAGGCATATCACCGAGGATGACCTTCGACCATTTTTTGCGCAATGGCATGAACGCATTTCGAAGTGGTTGCCAGCAGGACGCTGTCCATTGCCACGAGTAGCACGAATCGTAACCAGCCCAAGCGAAGCAAGGGCTGTTGCTGCTGCTGCTGATGCTGCTGCTGCTGCTGATGCTGCTGATGCTGCTGATGCTGCTGTTGCTGCTGATGCTGCTGCTGCTGATGCTGCTGATGCTGCTGATGCTGCTGTTGCTGCTGTTGCTGCTGATGCTGCTGCTGCTGATGCTGCTGCTGCTGCTGTTGCTGCTGCTGCTGTTGCTGATGCTGCTGCTGCTGCTGCTGCTGCTGCTGATGCTGCTGCTGCTGTTGCTGCTGCCGATGTTGCTGATGCTGCTGTTGCTGCTG